CAATAAATCGCCAGAATATTTATCTATGGTCGGTAAAGTTACACTCGACGCAACAGCAACAATAACATCTTCTGTGTTCAGTTTAGTCAGAGGTTCACCGGCGACGGGTGGAATATTGTCGAGGTCTTGTAATAGCACTGGCCATATTGTTTCCGTTGGATTCACACGGGGTTTTGCAATAACTCTAAATTGATTACCATTTTTGTCACCAAGTATGTCGTCAATTTCTATATTTGAGTAGTTGAAGTTACCTGACACAGAGTAACATGCTGACCCACGAGTTGTAGTGGCAAACAGAGTCGTTGAGAATTGCTGAGGGTTCTTGATTAGACCGACTTGTGTATAATCATTCAAAACTTCAAAACCTTGATTCTTATCAGCAGCAATTGATGTCGCGATAGTTAGATCGCGAGCTGCCAACTCTCTAATTGCATTACGCCCATGCCCAGTAGGTGGAGATACAATGCATCTAGCATAAGCGGGTGTTACAGACGTACCACTGCCAGTAATATCAACCCTTGCCTTCGTGTACCCTATTCCAGGGTTGGTCACGTTAATTTTTGTTACTGACCCTGCATCATCAAGAACAACGGTTCCAGTACATCCCACACCATCACCAGTAATAACAGCTTGTGCGGATGCATATCCAGTGCCAGGATTTACTACGCGGATTGCGTTTATAGACCCCGGAACAGCAAGAAGCTCGATGTTGGCCTGTCTTGAATCAAGAGATCCAAAAGAAGTGTCCACAAGGAGTTCAGCTCCTACCCCCGTCTGACTACTTATGCGAATAGAAGCGGTGGTATATCCGACCCCTCCATCGACAATAACAACTCCTACAATTTGACCAGCTGAAATGTCAATAATAGGGGCAACATGAGCTCTTGTCTTTTCTGTTGTTACAGAGAGAACAGCCTGCTGACCTATGAAAATCAGATCTGCGGTACCGTTAAGTTCTGTACCCTCTTGGTGGAAAGGGGGAGATGATCCTAAAGATAGTTCCGTGTCATTGCCGTCTACTTGGTAGAAGAAGGATTCGTATTGAACATAATCTCCACCATTAACCTCAACTGGAATTCCGTTGAGCGGGGCTCTCCATTGAATTAACCTCGACACAACAGTTAACACTGCGTCACCGTTTGGTTGTGATCCGGTAGAGTGTGTAGGAGCGTCCTCAGATAGCACCAAGTTTGTATCGCTACCATCAACTTGGTAGAATACGGTATTGTGTCTGATTACATCACCACCATTAACAACATCTAGAGCAGTCCAAGTAGGTACACCAGCTTCAATTGGTGAGTCGATTTGCACGCTGGGTACTCGACTGTATCCAAAGCCTTTGTATACTTCTGCTATTGCAGTGGCTTGTTGGGCAACAAACTCTAGGTCAACATCACCGTTGGACTGGATGCCAGATGTGTGTGTAGGCGGAGATGTACCTAGAGTGCCAGTTTGAAACACTACTCTGTAATACTTGCCATTATATGTGACGACGTCGGCGACATCCACTTCCTCTTCTGATACCCACGGGACAACCTCATCATCAGGTATTGGAGGTGCAATGTCGACGATTGGCGAACTCTCATAACCACTTCCGCGCGCGGTTAGTGTGATCTTAGATATACGTCCTACAGAGATCGATGGCACTCTTCCAATGAAAGAAAGAGTAACCTCCCCGTTCACTTCAGATCCTTCGATGTGATTAGGTGGAATAATGCCTAGATTGATGCCGGTACCGTCGTCCGGGCCATCCACACCGGAAGACGCCTTATAAATGCGATCGCTGTATCTAATTATGTCATTTACTGACACAATTCCACCAGCACTCCATAAAGTAGATGTGGAGATCAAAGGGTTATAAGTCAATTCTGCTATAGCCTCTGCACCAATACCATCATCAATGCCAGTGATAGTAACTTGAGGCGCGGCTGTGTAGCCATAACCGGGGGTTGTGATGTTTACAGCACCTACAATACCACTCGTACTGACTGTTTGAATAGTTCCATCTACAACGTTGGCACTCGCCTGAGTGGTCAGCCCCACGAACTTAAAAGAGACAGAGCCGTTGTATACGGGCTCACTGCTAGTGTGATCGGGTGCAGATGTGCTTGATACACCTGGAGCAACTACCTGGTAGATTTTATCGCTGTTTAGCACTTTGACGTACTGCCCAGCAAGGTAATCTGTTTCCGATACAAATGGGATCGCGTCGTATGGATCATCGACTTGTATACTGGGTGTTGAGGTGTAACCAGATCCTGTCGACAAAACACCACATCGAGATATTTTAAATACATTACCTTCAATGTGACCGTCTCCAACAACTTCGAGCTCAGTTTCAGGGCCATAACCTGTACCTGAGTTGACGATTGTCACTTGAGCAATTGATCCTCTAGAGTAATACTGGTTCTTTAGTGCAGTAGTAACTGGGATTTCGGCTGGAGTTACGAACTTATTAACTAGGTATCTTGGGACATTATACATGTACTTCCAAACATACCCATCACTAAGTCTAATTGGCTCGTGTGTTGTTGAGAATGGTTTAACCGTTGAAGGTGCTCCGTTATTGTTATCTAAACACTTGTAGACGCTGAAGTCTGTAGTGATACAATAGAACTTACTATCCTGAAGCGATGATGCAGATGAAGGAGACACTATGGTAAAATCAACATCTCCATTTACTGACCCAACATTAGGGAGACTGAGTGTAACGGTATCGCCTTCGATTCCAACAACTCGAGCTCCAGCAGCAACACCAGTCGCACTTACCAACATCCCAACTTCAATAGTCGATGGGTCAAACTGATCGTAACCCACAAACCTGAGAAGGGCTTCACCGTTTTGTTGCGAACCAGATGTATGTGTTGGTGGTACCAGTCCTAAGTTTACAGCTGTACCAACATCGTCTGTGTCCAGACCGCCAACAACTTTATAGACTCTGTTGTCATACTCGATGACATCATTTAGACTAACAACAAGATTGCCAACCCACTGTCTAGTTGTTATAACGAGTCTGGGCACGCCAGGTCCAGCTACACAACCTGAAACAACGATTGTCTGCCCTAACCTGTCATCGTACATGTCGAATACAGTATTAGGTTGCCAGTCGTATCGAGTGATGGTATAAGCGATATCACCCGGAGACACTTTTTTAAAAAATACAGCTTCGTTACGAACCCCATTCTCGAAAGCCATTGTGTCTTCGGCAGCTGGTATATTTTGTGGGTCTTCATCCTCCCATAAAATGGGACGCCCAATGAAGTAATAATAGTTGTTGGTATTAGCAACGACCTCGTTGTACATCGCTTCAATGAGCGAGGTCTTTAGGCCTGTTTTAAGTAAACCTGACATATATTACCCGACCGTCACAACCCATGTAACTACTAGTGAGTCGCCGACGCCTTTGTTGATGGGTGGGAACACAGCACGACACAGCATAACATCATCTTCGTTAAAAATACCAGCCTCTTGAATCTCTCCTGTCGTACCAGCACCAAAAACAGCAACATATGTTCTAGAAGATTGCGCCAAAACGCCACCCGGTACATCCAGCTCGACTCGATCTACCTCTGGACTTTGGAGTGCAATGTGACTAAGAATGGGTGGTGTATTGCTGGTTCCCAAAGCCATGAAAGACATTTCAGCTGATTCTGAACCATCTCCCATTCTACTGGCAATGTGCTGTAGTCCGGTTTGAACCACTAAGTTGTTGACGGAGAATTCATTTATCAGATTCTGGTCTTTGTCGTATAGTTTGAAGTATACTTTTCCTGTTAGGAAGGAAGATTCGGTCATAGAGTACATCTTAAAGCTCCTATTTAATTATCATTGAATTGGATTTCCCCTTCAAGGTATCCAGCTTGCCAGTATTGTTCTGGTAGAATTTCTACGTAGTTGTTCTCTTCGTCACCTATTGGGTAGATACCCCCAAAGTCCCCTACGCTGACGACATTCTCTGGAAGATATTTATCTACGCCAAATGTAATCGTTCCATCTTCAACCCGTGCGAGATCTTTAATAGTTCCGCCAGGCTTTTGGATGACGTTGAGGGTCAACACACCGACTGGGTCTATTTTAAATTGATTGGTGATTAAATATTTTCCAAAGTGCTGTGAACCGGCCGGGTGCAGGTTACTCCGGAGCAGCTCGCCATACCGTTTGATGTTCTCTTCCACCACCGTCTCATACGAGTAAATTTGATAGTAATATGAGTCGTGAATGAATGCCTGATCACCTAATAAGCTATCACTGGACACGTAGAAGCCGGGATATCGATAGACGCACCCGACGTTAAACCTTATTTGAGCATAGTCTGTGCCATAATACAAAACACCATCCTGTGTTTGTATTTCGCCCACAATAGATCCAACATATGTTGGGTCCATGTACTTTTGTGCCAATGAACTGTAGCTGTGTTTAATAACAACGCCAGTCTCATTTTGTGCATCAACAGCATCTCCCGCTTCGTATTGCAGGTTATTAATGGTGATTTTATTCTTGAGGGTGGCTGGTCTCAGTGCACTCGATGAGGTGATCTGCACGTTAAAGTTTGATGTGTACCCTGTTCCAAATCCGATTATCTCTACTGCCGTGATACCACCAGCTGAGTTTACAGACTTGACCTTTATAACTGTGCCGGACCCACCATATGAGTTGATGTAGAATATTTGACCTACCTCAAATCCACTACCAGGCTTTTCTACTATAGCTTTAACTGTAGTATTAACAATTGAAGCGGCAAACACTCCATCCAGCGATTCAACACGCACAAATTGAACGGGTCCACAAGAGAACCTATCAATTATTAATTCATACAGCGTATTATCTGGACGTAAGGTAGCCAGCTTAACGTCTGTCTTGTACTTTACACCTGCAGCATCTATAACATAAACAGAATTGCCAGGTAGTGAATTCACATCGCCCCGTAATACTCTGATGCTGACTGCTGTATCCTGTTGCCATTTACCTTCGGATGGTTTTAGAGTAACGTCCCACGGATGGAAGACGGAACTTTCTTTACCATAAACAACTTTAAAGAAAAAGTTGTAAGAATCATCAGAGCCTTTTGCAGCGTACAGGTCTTTAATGTTTCTTATAAAAATGGGGTCGTTGATATCCTTAAAGACTCCATGAACGTCTAACTGAGATCTAAAATGTACTAAAAATGCATCGATCGTTTTATCAATGTCAGTTAATTTCTGAATTTTCCCAATAGAGTATTCCTCGTCATACCAACGATAATACGCTTTGAGGAATTCTACAAACGCCGGGTACTCGGCTTGTATGAACTCGGGTACTTGCTGAGGGACAAGGTGAAATGTGTTCATTAATTACGGCTCGAAACAAATCTGTATTGATTTGGCGCTGTGTCAATAATAGGAGTAACTACCAGTAGATCTTCGCGTATGTTTACGATCTGGTTTCTTACTGAAGCGACGTCGTACGACTGGGGTTTGATGATGAACTCGAAAACGCTGGTTGGAGATCCTGTGATTACAACGTCGTTTAGCTTAATCATGCCAGTGGAGTACGTAACGGTACCTACATTGCGTACAGTAACTTTCTGCCCGGCGTTGTAGTAAAACATTCTCAGGGTGCCCGTATCACGCCCAGTAGCTGGTATGTCATCGATGTAAACAATTTGCGGTACATTGATAACTGAGAACCCGGTAGATATCACCGACTCCTCTGGTGCTGATGACTTGTAAATCGGATTACCGATGTCGAGCACGTATTGGACCGCTTGATTGTACTGAGGTTGTACCTCACAACGAAGTTTTAATGTGGTAATACTGTTTACAATAGAAGACTCAGCGCCATCGACAATTCTGGAAAGTGCTGAATACTTGAGGACACTATCAAATCGGTTTAGATTCTGTCTGTTGTAGTCTTGTATTTCCAGCCGTACCAAGGAAGCAATGTCTTTACCGGTGCGGTTGGTTATTTTCGGGTCAAAATAGAACGATACATTCATCTCAACGTTGATATATTTTGGATCAACAAACTTGGGATGCATGGTTACAATACGGCGCGGCTCGATAATATCGTTCAGAACGTAATTCTTTTCATCCTGAGTGAGTGTTTCCCTGCCCACTGGTTTGATAGAGATAAACACATCCCCGTATGTTGGAGGTGTATTCTTTTCCCCACCCCACACGTTGATGGATTGGACGTTTGGATATTGAGCTGAAATTACGCTTCTATAGTCCTCAATGGTGACGCATCTATTTTGCGAAGCATAAGCGCGTGGAGCATTCCACTTAATATCTTCTATCTGCTCTGGGCCAGATCCACCGAATGCCGGAGTTGTGGTGACAACGAATGGTTGAATGTTTGGGCTAACCTCACCTGCATATACGAAGGTGCGCGCACCGTTTGGTAATGATTCATTGCAAACGATGTAGTCAACAGTAACAACATTACCAACAGCAAGCTCACGTCCAACGACGCCGTTTCCAAACTCTAGCTCATATAGTCCATCGTCAACCTCTTTAATAAAATACACTGCAGAGTCCGGACCAGCATTTAGTAAGAGGTCACTTCGCACGAATGTGCGTACTGTCGACGATTGTGCGTTATCTTGCACTGTCACTCTAAGTGTTAAAAGATCTACACCAGCGTTAGGTATAATAAAAGAGTTGCTATCTTCCACTGCAAACCGCGTTTGCAGAAGTGTACCTTCTTTCAGTTCCACATTCTGAAAGATAAACTGATTGTCCTGTCTGTATGCAATGTGCGAGTCGATTGTGTAGAATACGTACGTTTGACTGTTTACTGTGGACTGGAATCTGGTGTATCTTGGAATATCAATGAAGTCCGGGAGAACAAGTTGACTTCCAATAAACGTGACGTTAACAACTGCTGTAGCAGCTTTAGCAGATTGTGGAACATAACCAAGTTCTTTGGCTTTTGATACGACTGACGATCGTTTAGATGCGGAATCCAAAAACGATTCGTTAACTGCCATGTTAGTGTACAATGCATTGTAGTGTGTGTTGTACGCCAACACATCCAGCAGTACCGACATCCCCGAACCTTCAAAATCATAGTCAGAGAACTGCGGTTGACCTCTCAAGTAATCTTTAAGGTTCCTCTTGATTGCGTCGAAGTCGAGGTCGGTGGTTTGGATTCTACTATTGTCCATTAGCGAGTTCTCTGTAGGGTAAAGTCAACTGTTTGAGGTTGCGTTGTATTAATGATTATGTATTCGATGTGCACATATACACTGTTGTTTTCTTCATTCAACTCTACATCAACGCTTCGAAGAGCCACGCGCGGCTCAAAATTATCAATTGTGTATGAGATCGCTCGCTCCATAGTCACCTTCAACATTGGGCTGAAAGGCTCGAATAGAAGGTTCATCACAGGCGATCCTATTTCAGGATGGAATGGCCGCTCGTAATGTCGAGTCATTACGAGGTTTTTAATAGATTGCTTCACAGCATTCTCGTCAAACTTCTTGGAGATGTCTCCAGTGACGGGATTTGCAATGAAGTTTAGATCTAAGTCGGAGTATGTGCGGGTGTTTCTAGTCATAGATCATATTTATCAACCAAAGACTACATTGGGACTGCCACTTGTAATAATGTTGTCTGATGTGTATTGGTCACCAATCCTACCAGCACCTTTACTGTTTATAAACACCTTTGTGGATGCTCTTGTAAGTGCCGATGTGTCAGGACTGCATCCACCTGCAGCATGTACCATCACTTTATCACCGATTCTAACAGCACCTATACCGTTAATAAAAACGTTAGGGGAGCACTCGTTAGTGGATGTGCCAGTTGGTTTTGCACATCTTTTTCCACTACCAGTTTTACTGAATACAGAGTCTGTACCGTTTCCGCGCGCTGCTACAGGCATTATCTTCCTATCGAAACAAGATTGCTGAAAACATTCAACGCAGGTTCCCAGTGCCAATACACATATTGCTTCACCTGTGTTGTCGCTACTGCATTAACAATATTATTTTCAGGCATGAGTGAATTCTGTAAATCGTAAACTATTTTAAAATTGTAAGTGTTTACTTTTTCCCACGGAGTTTGAGGTACAATCCACTGCACAACACTTAGCCATTTTTCTGTTGTGCTTGTCGGTAAAGTTCTTACAGTGCCGTTTGGCATTAAAAATCTATAAGACTCACCTTCTAATCCACTGACGTTACCTTGTACAACTCCTGCGTTACTGTATGTGAGTTGTGTCTCATATGATGGCCCGCTTACAAACTCAGTTGATTTAATTGTAATTACATCTCCCTCTTCACCTTTACCTGTGAAGTCAATCTTGAATTTTACCGAACTGCTTGTGTACAGTGATGGAATATACTCATAATTGGTTTCAGGGTCTGACAGAGCATCTTCTAAGTAGAAGTCCGCGGTTTTTGATTGAAACCCGGGATCTGTAAACATCGGCCAGTTAAATGGAGATAAAGCAGTGGCGGTTGGTATAAAAATAACCATCATCCAAGCAGGATAAAGCCCTGTCCATATGTCTTATGATCTTTCATGGTGAATGCCATCTTTCTGTTGGCACCTCCGCCAAATGTGTTACCTCTGAACGATGTATGGATCCACACTGCATGGTCTCCATCATACTCCATGATCATTTGATCATATGGGACTATTTTATCAAGTTCTTTGATTAGGTCAAATACCAGCTTTTTACGTTCCTTGCCGCCAATCAGTGATATATCAACTGCTCGACCCTTGCTGTGGTCTGATTTATTCGTACCCATACGATATCCGGATGTGATTCTCCAACGTTTGCCATATCCTTGAATACCTTCAGGTAAGACTTCCAGGTATCTCTCCAAAACGTTTTCACACAGTGTGGCAAGGTTTGCCACAATTTGTTGCTTGGTTAAGCCGTTTTGATCAATAAGTTTGTGTCGCACATTAAACCCACCATCGAACATCATGCCCAAGGTAAAGTGCTTTGAGAGTTTATAATCGGCAGTAAATGTTCCACATGATAGGATCTCATTCTGCTTCGGAGAAGGTTTAACGGACCCTCCACCCGTGCCGCCCGGTGACTTCTCAGACTCAGTTGTATTAGACTTGCCTTCTTGAGCTGTGCGTTCTTGGTTGTATGATTTGCTGACGGGTGCATCCCCTTCCTCAGGAATCTCATACATATATTTCTCTTCACCCAACAGAGGGGGTGCAGACAGCGGTTCGAATGTGGGATACAGAGGCCGGCCAAGTGCAGGTGGTACCATTCCATGTACCAGTGCTTTAACTGAAGGCTTCGAGGCACTACCCGCAGCCGCTGTACCGCTGTTGATGTTAGTGATTGCACCGTCTATCTCTACATTGCCAGACGCTTTAACGTGAGTTGATCCCTTTGACGTTAAGTATAGTTCTGTTCCAACAATAATATTGGACGCGGCTTTTACTTCGATGAAGCTACTCGAACCCACTTGAGTGAATTGATTTTGCTTCGAGTCAATAAACATGTCTTGTACAGACTGTATGTGTAGCTGCTTGTTGGCGGAGATGTGTAGGTTATCTTCAGTGGTCATAATATGACCTTTCTTACGTGACTGAAGATTCATAGCACCATTAGCCCAGAGTGAGAAATTTCCCTCAACAGCAATGTTCATATCGCGCGCAACTCCAATATCGAAGTTACCCCCAACCTTCATTTCAGCTGAACCTGCAACTTCAATATTAGCATCTGACCGACAGAAGATATTAACAGCGCCACTCACTGTTACATTCGCATCACCAGCTATAGATATAAACCCATTGCGATCCATTATCACATAGCCGTCGCCAACAATCTTGGTTACCTTAGTACCGTTGACATCAACCTCTTCATATGTCCCTGATCGATGATAGGTGTGAATGCGCTCATAACCCGGAGTGTCGTCAAACTCCTGGATATGTCCAGATTCTGTTTCGCGAACTTGATTATAAGGGTACTTTGCACCATAAGGAACAGAGGGCTGTGAGAATGAGCCTCCTTCTAATGCAATAGGTACGCCAATAGTTCTTTGAGACTCTTTAAGAGCAACAACTGTCTCTTTAACAACTCCACGTGCTAATCTGTTGGTCTGCTGCTCGTTTACCCCGCGTTTAAGCGGATACTTGTTGTGGGGGTCTTTAAAGCCTTTATTATCCGTCTTACCCGATTCATTCCCTGCAACGGCGTCTTGATATGAGTTTGGATTCTGCGCATTACCGGCTTGTTTATCAGCATAGCCAAATCCTTCTGGCGTTCTGTTGCCGTAGAAGTATTCATAATATTTAAGTTTACGAGCGGCAATATCAGGAGAATTATTACCGACAGCCTTCTTAGCTGAATAAAAGTATTGAGGGTGGGCAGTAGGTACTGCACCTTTGACTCTATCCGTTAAGTAGATAACCGCAACTTCTGCAGAAACCTTCATGTCGGTATTCAAAAGATCTGGATTTTTATCGATTGGATGCCCGGAAAGTTTAGCGTACATTTCGTAATTGGAACGACCGGTTAGCTGAATAAATCCCCGCCCATAGTACTT